TTATTTTTTCTTTCGGAACGCCTGAGCAATCCCACGTAAAGCGGCTAAAGCAGTTTCCTGCTGATCTAATGGTATATCCCTTAATATCTCTAAGGCTTCCAGCTCTGGGCGGGTTTGCGCTCTAACAAGTGAATCCGGCTCGTTGCCAGTCAGCAAATAAGTCGTATTCGTGCCAAGAGCCACTGCTAGAGCTTCCATTTTCAAAGGTCTTGGGATAGCTCGACCACCTTCATATTGGGTAATCGAATTTTCCGTCAGCCCAATCATGCCTGCAAGCTGTTGCTGTGTGAAGCCCTTTAGTTCCCTTAATGTTCTTACGCGGTTGCCAAAGGCTACTTTCCTAGGGTCACGATCTGAAGAATCTGTAGGTTTTGTCTGGTTCATACGTAATTGTTCCGCTTGCCTGCATGCATGACATCCTTAATTTGCTTGCTTAATTTCCTTAAGGTTATTAAGGTTTGCTGCATGAAAGACCCGGCTTTAATCGAGATTATGGCAATGCGTGGTGCCAATAAACGTATTTCAGATGCGTGTGGGTTGTCATATGCGGCAGTTTCCCAATGGAAACGTGTGCCTAAAAGGCACCTCCATAAAGTTGCTGCCGTGTGTGGAAAGTCAGCGCAGGAACTGCGTCCAGATCTCTTTGCCAAACCTGAAAGCACTGGAGTTGCGGCATGACTGATTCCCATGATGCGACAATGCCGCACACACCGGACACCGTCACACGGATGGTGTCCGGTGGGGACCCGCATGCCAAGGATTATGAGGCTACGAGCAAGATGTTTTCTTCTCTCAAGCCTGATGATCTTAGTTGGCTTTCTTTCCGCCAATATTGGAGAGAGCCTTCTGAGCAGCTTCCTGTAAAGCCAGCCCAATTTCCAAGGCCTGCTGCGGCATCATCATCAACTGATCTACTTTGTCACCGTTTGGAATGTGCTGTGGAGATGTTGCAGAAACAACCTGCAAAAAAACCATCATGTTTCCGGGTAAAGCAATGGAAAAGCCGGTCACGTTACTACAATCAACGTTACCATCTGCTTTTAGTTTTATTTCTGGTTTTTGGCTTTGCACTGTATTCGTTCCTTTTCTTTTTTGGCGAAAAGATTGTGAACGAAGCGGGCAGTGGTGACAATATTGCTGCCCGCATCCCAGATTATTTGCACCCTAAACGTGCCGGAACTGCGGCATGATTGATTCCCATGAAACCAATCTTGCCGCAGCGAAAGCAATAGAGGCGTATCTGTTTTCAGATATATCAGGGCTTTCCAACCCAATCACCGTTTGCATTGCATGTCCATGTACCATCAACAATCGCAACAGCTTCTGCGTAAAGCAGAGCCAGCTCTTTTGGAATAGATGCCGGTGCGCCTGCATCGCTGAGTTCGCCTGCGATAAGTTCAATCAGGCTTTCACGAGTACGCGAGTAGCTGCTCATAAGAATTCGTCCTTTTGTTGTTGTGACAAACACATGATGGACGAAGCATGCACCGGCAGCAATGTCGGTGCATGCACCTCTGATTTTCCGAAAAATAGGGCTGGAGATGCAGCATGATCCGCATCAACAGTAAACTGGATGAGTTGCGCCACCGGACTGTAGAGATGCAGCATATTCTGGTGTCGCGGAATGCTGCGTCATGATTCCGTTTTCCCATCGCTTTCTGGCGTCTATCAAAACAGCCACAAAACGTGCGGTTGAGGCCGTGGGGGATTTTCGTGCTGCGGCTGGCTTTACGCGCGTGCAGAAATCTCAACTGGAGGCCTATGCCAGCAGGCATCAGCCAACCGTTATTCCGCTGGATATTGCCATAGATCTGGATAGATGTGCCGAACAGCCCATTCTGCTTTCAGAAATGGCGCACGCGCTGGGCTATGTTGTGCTGCCCATGCACGTTGGCCCCGGTGATTTTGGCCGGGATATGAGCGAATACAGCATGGTTTCGGGAGAGATGGTCTCCACCGCTATCCGCATTCTGGAAGATGGTGTGATTGACCCCCAAGAAGCCAACGAAATTGCACCCAAAATGGCAAAAACCAAGCATGTGCTGGAGCGGGCACTGGCCCGTATTCATACCATCCAGCAGCTGGGCAAGCCGTATTCTGTAAAAGGGGAGGGCCAAGCTGATGGCTGACCTGATCCGCCCACATATTCAGGACTTTGCGCGGGATGATCTGCCATCGCTCAAGATGGTGCGCTCCATGCCTTCCGAATATCGCGGCGTGTTCGAAAACCTGCGTGACGCGCTGAAAGAGGCACGTTCCTGCGTGTTTCGTTCTGGGCAGTATGCGCTGACCGATGCGGAAATTGCCGTGCAGGCGTGGCTGCATCAGGATGTGCTGGCCCGCGTGCTACCGCAGCTCATCCAGCGCGGCTTTCTGGCGCGGGATGATGAAGGCGCGTTGTTCAGCCCACACCTATATGATCGCCTGTTGCATAAGGAAGAGCGCGAAGCCGCAAAGGCCGAAGCAGATGCCCACTGGCAGCAGATGCAGGAAAGCTGTGATGTACCGGAAGGTATCAGCCGCAAGGCTATGGCAGCGCGTGAAAACGGTAAAAAAGGCGGCCGCCCACGCAAGAACCCAGTGATGAACACCACCCAGCGCAGCATGCCGCTGATGAGCACTGTAGATGGCGGCAAAGGTGCTGCAGAAAACCCAAGCAAAAAACCTATCACGGGTTTGGGTTATGAAACTTCGGTTTCTTCGGTTTCCATAGATCTAGAATTAGAGAGAGATAATAATATTCCTTCTAGTTCTATTTCTGGGGAAATCGAAAACCCAGCATTGGCTCAGGAGCAGGTGGCCCAGACAGTCGCCCGTGTGATTGCCACAACCGGCATGAACGATCAGGCACCGTATGCGGTCTCGCTGGTGCGGCGCTGGATGGGGCAGGGTGCAGAGCCGGATACCATTATTTCCGCTATTTGGGAGCATACCGAGGCCATGCGCAAGAATGGTGAGGAACCCCGGCGGCTAAAGGTGTTTGAAGCCGCAGTTTTGCGCGGCATAGAGGTGCAGCACTTGCGCCCGAAAGTGCAGGATACAGTCCCCGAAAAACCTCAGAAAACCAAGGAAAATACCAAGTTCGAGCAGGCATGGGCCAAGGCCGCCAAGGTTTGGAAAGATGCGTTTACCGATTGCCGAGATTTTGGGGCCGTAAAGCGCCGCTGGCCGGAACTGGCACAGGAAAATGGCCTGCCGCCCGTGCCGTTTGAGAAATCCGCGTATCAGCAGCACTTCATGCACCAGCAAAGCGCACAGGTGGCAGCATGAGCCTGCGTGTGTTGCTGCGAAACCTGCGGTTGAAAGCCGAAGGCAAGCCCAACCCGATTGATGCAATGGAAGATCTACGGGGCAAGTTGGCCCAGGAACAAAAACGGCGCGCAGAGGCTGAATTGGAAGTCACCACTCTGCAACGCCGTTTGCATAGGCACGAGCAAGCCCGTGACGGTTACGGACGGTACACCAGAACAAACGGGGCAGCAACGTGCAGAATACAGAAGAAGCCACACCAGAACGCATGGCCAAAGGTGACGTAACGGAAGTTTACGTTCAGGAACACAAGAACCAGCCACCAGAAAAGCGCCTGCGGTCATCCGGGACGCTTTATGCGCTGCGCAGGGCAGGCACCATTACAGATGCCCATGTAGCCGCAGCCGAACACTGGGCGCGGGATTACGAAACAGGCGTTCTAGGTGCCAGAGATCCGGAAGCGGGCAAAAAGGGTGGCCTGCCAGATCCGCACGTTATCATGCTTTCTCGCGCTGCGGCTGTGAGGCGCTGCGAGTATGTGCGCAAAGGGGTTGGCGAAGTAGGGGAAATGCTACTTCGCCAACTCATGCTTGGCGGCATGAGCGTGAACGCTCTGGCAATAGAGAAAAACACTCATAAGTTTAAAGTTTCAGGAGCGATTGAACTTCTTTTGGAGCAGCTTGTGGAGCTTTATCAGAATATGAGTGGTTTTATGTGGGCTAGTTAAGGAGCATTTTTAGTGATGGTAAAGCAACCTTTGCTTCTGCCGCACATCCTTCATAGGACCTAAATAATTTTGAATGTGAAACGCCAAATAAATCACAAATATCGAGAATATTACCTAATTCTGTTGCTGGAACTGTTACTTTTCGAAAAGTAGTTTCTGATCTTTTAATTGTATTATTTTTGTTATCTAAAGCTGTTGCATCTGGAAGATATTGATCGAGATGAATTTTTTCGAATGGTTTCTCCGAAGTTGGTTCTTTTATGAATAAAAAACATCCAGATTGAAAGACAGCATTTGGATTGCTGCCGCAAAATGGAGGTTCTAACCTATAAACATCCGTAACAAGGTTTCCATTTTCTAGATAATTTTTACGGACATCATTTGTATATGTTTTATTTACGCTCCAGACAGCGATTTTTTGGTCAACACCGATTCCCGGAGCTATTGCGCTAAATGCAGCAAAATGTGCAGCGACGTAAGGACTGTATGTCCAGTCTAATAATCGTGTTGGAAGTCCAGAATGTTGAGCCAAAGCCATCAGTTCCAAGACACCCATATTTGGCCAATTTCGATAAGAAAAGAATGGGGAAGGATCGTGTGCTAAATTTAATGAATCGTTAGTATTTTGGTGAACGTTATTTCGTACTTTCTTGTAGAATTTAACTTCTTTGATGATTTCTTTTATAGTTTCTTCGAAACGAAGAATTCTATGGTCAGTAAGATTTACTTTCCCCATATTTTCAATGAAATCAAACAACATTGACGCTTCATATCTGACAATATTATTTGAACTCCATCCTGCACATATTCCAAATCTATCGTTTCTAAATAATGAAGGAGTTAAGCGCCAATCAGCATCGCTTTGACCTCTGTAAATCATATTACTTCGGCAATGTTCGGGCAGCTTTAAAGGATTCAATGCTTCCATAAAATCTTCGGCTGTTTCTGTTTCAATTAATTCATATGGTTTTTCGTTCATCACAATACTCAATATCTGTGTGGAATAGATATTGACGTTTAACCAGTTCCTTCTGTAAATTGTCAAAATCTCCGAAGTCGTGTGTCCATATGGGCCACGACTTTTTTTGTATCTTCTGAAAAGCTGAACACATGAAACACTGGCAGAAGATCTGCCGTGGTGCTGTTCTGCTGCGCGGGAAGAAGATTGTTCTAGTCGTTTCGGCAGATGGAAATGTGGCGCATTGCGTGCGCATGGTTCCAGATTGTCTGCCACGGCATCGGGCTGATGTGATTTTGCGGGCCGTTGGTGGCCTGAAAAATACGGTTGCCCGATGTGATGCCCTTGCATGTGAAAAATATGGCCACCTGCAATCGCTGCGCGAAATGCCAGCGGGTGCAGTGTATGCTGAGCACGACATGCAGCGCATTGATGCCGCGCTACGCAAAGAACATGCTTCCCGCACGGTGGAGAAGTTGCCACCCGGCGTGATGGAAACAACATGGCGCGGGCCAAAATGGGGCGATTGCGGCCGCAAGGTTGGCGGCGCTCCATCCGATTAAAAGCGTCATGATAACGCGGTATTATCTGACACGGCATACCTGCCAAGGAGTCAGATAACCCGCAGAACACCCCCCAAACCCGTCAGATAATCATTGTTATCTGACGGATTTTGAGGGTTGGAAATGACCCGATAATATAGGGAAATCAAATGGTTAGCGGTGATCAGCCCAGATCAGCCGCGCCAGCAGTGCCAGATGATGGCATTCACCGTGCGGATCTTCCGCTGGTCAAAACGTGGCTGCACAACCGCAGCAGCAACACGGTGCGGGCCTATCGCACCAATGTTGCGGAGTTCGCCCGTTTTGTTGCCAAGCCGATGGCAGATGTTGCCCTGGCTGACATTCAGGCATGGAACGACAGCATGGCCGATGCGGCGGACAGCACGCGCCGGCGCAAGATCAGCGCCGTGAAATCGCTGCTGACCTACGGCCACAAGCTGGGCTTTCTACCGCAGGATGCGGGCGCTGCTTTACGGCACCGGCCTGCGGATTTCAGAAGCCTGCGCGTTACGCTGGCGCGATATGACACGCCGCCAATCGGGCGGCATTGCAACGGTTTTCGGCAAAGGTGGCAAAACCCGCCATGTGCAGGTTTCACCATCGTTGTGGAAAGAGATCGCGGCTGTGCGGTCTGATGTCGGGCCAGATGCGCCCGTTATCCCCGGCCACGATGGCGGCCTGCTTCATGAACGCGCTGTGGATCGCGTTGTGAAGCGGGCCGCAAAACGAGCGGGCCTGCCGCCTGATGTCTCTGCTCACTGGCTGCGCCATGCTTTTGCGTCACACCAGTTGGACGCGGGGCAGCCGGTGCATTGGGTGCAGGCCCAGCTTGGCCACAGTTCGCTGGCCACGACAACACGATACAGCCACGCCAGCGCAGATGCTGCGGGCGCTGACCTTCTGGCCTGACGCCAACCGGCGCGGGCGTTTCTGACAACGATGGAGAATGACAATGCAAACCGTGCCTGACGGTTTCATGCAGGACAGTCGCGGGCGCTTGGTGCCGGAAGCGAATGTCCGACCATCTGACAAGCTGCAAGATGAGCTGGTGCGCCGTTTGCACCATGAAGCCGAGCCGGTGCGGCAGTTCATGATGGATTTCAAGCGGCTCTGCTTTGCGGAGATCAACGCCTTTCTGGATCTGGTGGCCGAGCAATACAGCACCAAGCTGGGCAGCGAGAAAGGCAACGTTACCCTGACCAGCTATGATGGCACGCTGCGCGTGACTGTGGCGGTCGGCAACGTCATTTCGTTTGGCCCTGAAATTCAGGCGGCGCAAACGCTGATCCATGGTTGTCTGAACCGCTGGTCTGAGGGCGCGAACGCCAACCTGAAAGCCGTGGTGCTGGATGCGTTTGACGTGGACAAGCAGGGCAGCATGAACGTTGGCAAGATCCTCGCGCTCCGGCGTCTGGAGATTGACGATGAGGAATGGCAGCGCGGCATGCAGGCGATTTCTGACAGCGTGCGCGTGGATGTGACCAAGGACTACGTGCGGTTGCACCGGCGGCCATCGCCAGATGCCAAGTGGGAGCTGGTAACGTTTGACCTGTCCAAGCTGGACGTGGCCACCACATGAGCAGCCGCAAGAAAGCCGTTCTGACGTGCATGAGGCCGCTTGTAGGCGTTCTGGATACCAGCATAGCCAAAGAGCCACCCAAACGCGCTGACGGCTTTTATACTAGCCGTGAGTGGCGTGCCCTGATGGCATCCATCAAGCGCAAGCGGCCTCATTGCTGTGAACAGTGCGGCCGCACCGACACGCGGCTCTTTGGGGATCACATTCAGGAGCTGAAGGACGGCGGCACACCGCTGGACGAGAACAACGTCCAGTTGCTGTGCGGATCCTGCCATACCGCCAAGACCGCACGGGCGCGGGCAGAGCGATATAAACAGGAATATTGAGCAATAAGCAGGCTTATACAGACTGATTACGGTTCAGTTTTTCCCATGCGGCTTCAGCCAGAAATTTGGAGCGGTTTTTGCTGACAGCTGCAATGGCGGACACAAGGCTTTCGTCCAACGTGACGTTCACACGCACGGCTTTGGAAGGCAGCCGAACATGAACCATGAAGGCAACACCTTGAGCAAAGTTCGGATCCTGCATGACCTTATCCAAAGGCGATGGCGCAGGGATGGACTCACCATCTTCTGTCATGCCAGAGATATGGAATTCCAAGGCTTCCTGGGCCATTTTCCGGGCTTCTTCCAATGAAGAGCCTGCTGTGATGCAGCCGGGAAAATCTGGAAAGCTGACCCCGAAATCACTTTCGGGCTCTTTGTGGATGATGGCGATATAGTCGCTCATTTCAGTTTGACCCCTGATTGTTTCTCTACGCTCCGCAGAGTGCCGAGTGGAAGATCCCGCTTAGGGTGAGGCACCGTCACCCGGCCGGGTTTTGTCGGGTGCTTGAACTGCTGATGACTGCCTTTCGTGGCGACAAGATACCAGCCGTCTGCCTTGATCTTCTTGATGATCTCTCTGCTGTCCATACGCATAATCATACACACAAAAACACACCAAGAGCAATGCAAAAAGTGTGTATCAGTGTGTATTTTTGGGTATCCCCCAGCTATGCACCCAGCGGGTAGGGGGAGGGGTAAAAGTGCGCCTGACGCATGGCACCTGAACCGCGCCAGTGGCACGCGTGAAAAATTTTTCGTTCCAGCGTTTTGAAGTGCGCACTTTTGTTGCGCGGGATGGTGGGGAATGCCCAAGAAAACTGATACGGATTGGCACGCGATAGAGGCTGATTTTCGCGCAGGAGCCTTGTCAAACCGCCAAATTGCAAAAAAACATGGCGTGGCCGAAAGCACGCTGCGCAAGCGCATCGCGTCCGGTGGGTGGGTGCGCACTTCTGCGCAAAAAGTGCGCAAAAACACCAAAACTGCGCACCAACCTGCGCACAAGCCCCAGCGCACCCCCGCTCCACCACGGGAGAAACTACCATCCACCGGGCGCAGATCTTCTGCCAATGTGGATGAACGTATGGATGAAATGGTGTCGCGCCTTCTTGGTGAGCTTGAGGATACGACATCCCATCTTGGCGAGATTTCCGAAGCGATTGAGCTGGAAACAGTAGACGATACCGGATCGCGCCGGCGCGATGCGATGCTGAAGGCCATCACCATCAAAGAGCGCACGGAAACCCTGCATAAGTTGAAGCAGACCCGCATGATGGGCGATGCAACAGCTAGCAAGAAAAAAGGCGTGAAAGAGCAGCGGAAAGATGCGGCGCAGCGTGCCATGGGCGGCAAGTTCAAGCCCATGCAGCCGCCGAAGCTAGTGGTAAACAATGGCAGCGGCTCTTAGTCCGACCTGGTCAACGGCATGTCTGGATTGGGAGCGCAGGATTGTAGCAGGTGAAAGCCTGATACCGTGCGCACCATTGTTTCCGGAAGCAGCTGCGCAGGGCATGGAGATATTCAATGCTCTACGGCTGAAGGATGTCATAGGTCAGCCAACGATTGGGAAATCCTGCCGCCCTTGGCTGAAGGATTTTGCTGCCACCGTTTTCGGATCCTACAATCCAGAAACCGGGAAGCGCCTGATTTCCGAATATCTGCTGACTGTCAGCAAAAAGAACACCAAAAGCACCATTGCTGCGGGTTGTATGCTGACTGTGCTTCTTCTGAACTGGCGCGATGATGGGGAATTTCTCATTCTCGCACCGACCAAGGAAGCGGCAGATAACGCCTTCAAACCTTGTCAGGGGATGATCCAGCTAGATCCTGAACTGGATGATCTGCTGCATGTTGCGCCTAATCAGCGAATTATCACCCACCGGATCACAGGTGCCTCGCTGAAAGTTGTGGCAGCTGATGGAACGTCTGTTGTCGGCAAAAAGGCAACCGGCGTTCTGGTGGATGAACTGTGGGAGTTTGGGAAACGGCCTACAGCCCAGAACATGCTGATGGAAGCAACGGGCGGCATTGCATCACGTCCAGAAGGCTTTGTGATTTACCTCACAACGCAGTCCGAAGAAGCTCCAGCCGGTGTGTTCAAGGATAAGCTGGAATATGGGCGCAAGGTGCGTGATGGCAAAATCATCGCACCACATTTTCTACCTGTGATCTATGAGTTCCCGAAGGGCATGCTGAAGCGCAAGGAGCATCAGAAGCCTGAGAATTGGTACATTACCAACCCAAATATGGGCCTTTCTGTCCATTTGGATTGGCTGGAAACCAAATATGGTGAGGCGCAGGAAGCCGGGGAAGGCGTGCTCACCGTCTGGATGGCCAAGCATTTAGATGTGCAGGTGGGGATCTCGCAAGGGGCTTCTGCCTGGGCCGGTATCAAATACTGGATGCGGCAGGCAGATCCAGAACTGACCTTGCAATCGCTGATTGAACGCTCTGACGTGATTGTCGGTGGCATTGATGGCGGGGGCCTGGATGATTTTCTGTCTCTGGCTGTTTTAGGCCGAGACGCTGACACAGAAGACTGGTTGCACTGGCAACGTAGCTGGGTGTTTCAGGGCGTTTTGGAAGAGCGAAAGAAAGAAGCGCCGCGCTATCTGGATTTTGAGAAGCAGGGCGACCTGTGGATCATGAAGGAAATGAGCCAAGACATCATCCAGCTGGGAGACATTGCCGAAGAGTTGGATGATTCCGGCAAGCTGGCCATGATCGGTTTGGATCCGGCCGGTGTTGCAGAAATCGTGCTGGAGCTTTCACGGCGCGGGATCATGAGCGACCGCATTGTGGGGATCAGTCAGGGCTGGAAAATGACCGGCCCCATTAAAACGCTCGAACGCAAGCTGGCAGATGGCACGTTCTGGCACGGGGGCCGTCCGATCATGTCCTGGGCAGTTGGCAATGCCATGGCGCGGGCCAAGGGCAACAATGTTGAAATCACCAAGGAAGTAGCTGGCGGCAAGAAAATCGACCCGCTGATGGCGCTGTTTGATGCCGTGGCCTGCATGAGCCGAAACCCGGAGCCACCGATCCAGAGCATTTATGACCGTGAGGAACTATGGGAATCTTGAACAGCATTTTCGGCGGCGGTCAAAACACGCAGCAGGAACGTAAGGAACCCTTGTTCTTTGCCTCTGGCAACCCGGAAAATCCCAGCACACCGCTTACGGATATTCCGGATTGGTCTGAATGGCTGGGCTACCCTGGTGGCCGGAGTATGGATTGGGCACCACGGGTAACGGAACGCACGGCCATGGCCTGTTCGGCCGTGTATCGGTGCGTGACATTGGAAGCCGGTGTGATTGCCGGTCTGCCATTGAAGATCTGGAAACAGCATCCGGGCGGCCAGCGGGAAGTGCAGCCGAACCACAAGCTGGTTCCGTTGCTCAATACAGTGCCATATCCGGGCCGTTCCCTGACCTCGTTTGTCTGGCGTGAGCTGTGGGGCCTGAATGTGCTGCTGTGGGGCAACCATTACAGCGCCATACGGTATGACGGCGCTGCACGGGTGATCGGGTTTGAAACCTTCATGCCGTGGCAGGTGCAGGTGGTGCGCTTACCTGCCAAACCGGGTGTAAATTACTACGTCTGCACACATCTGGACGGTAATGTGGAAACAGTCCTGCAAGAGGATATGATCCACATACCCGGCCCCGGTTTTGATGGTGTGAAGGGGCTATCGCGCATTCAGGCGTTTGCGCGTGGATCCATTGGCCTTGCGCATTCCATGGAAGAGCGCACCGGTCGGATGCATCAGAATGCTGCATTGCCCAGCGGGGTGATGCAGGTGCCCAGCCGAATGAATGATGATTCCTTCAGGCGCATGAAGGCGCAGCTGGATCAGAATTATTCGGGTGTTGGGAAATGGGGCAAAACCATCATTGTGGATGATGGTGCGAAATACACCCCATTCCAGTTAAGCCCGCAGGATCTGCAAACCATTCAGGCCCGTGGCTATCAGGTGGCGGATATTTCCCGATTTTTCGGGGTGCCGCTTCATATGCTCAATGCCACGGACAAGAGCACATCATGGGGCACGGGCCTTGCGGAAAATACGCTAGCCTATCTGATTTTCACGCTGGATGCGGATCTCAAACGCATTGAGAGTGAACTGAACGCCAAGCTGTTTTTAGGCACGAATTTCTTTGCGGAGTTTGACCGCGAAGGGCTGCTTTCCATGGATCCGCTAAAAGCGGCCCAGGTCACGGCAGCGCAGGTGCAAAGCGGCCAGCTTACAATCAACGAAGGCAGGGCAAAGGATAATCGGCCGCCGGTCTCTGGTGGCGATACGGTGTTCATCAATGGCGCATATGTGCCGCTGGAACAGCAGATCAAAGATCCTGCGCCACCCACGCCTGCTAAAGAATGAGGCAACATGTACCGACATAATTCACCAGCAGCCCGGTTTTCCAACCGTGTGTTGCTGACGTGTGCGCAGGCTGGTCTGCCCCAGACATTAGATGTGCGACCGCGTGCCGCAGCTGATCAGCCTGCCGTTATTTACCTGTATGATGAAATCGGCCTCTGGGGCGTCACCGCGCAGGATTTCACACAGAGCCTTGTCAGTGTTGGCCCTGGGCCGATTGAATTGCACATCAACAGCCCCGGCGGTGATGTGTTTGACGGTCTGGCCATTTATTCCGCGTTGCAGGCGCATAATGGCCCGGTTTCTGTTGTGGTGGATGGTCTGGCGGCTTCTGCGGCATCCTTTATCGCTCTAGCGGGTGATACCATCAGCATGGCCCCGAATGCCTTTCTGATGATCCATAATGCATGGGGCGTTGTAGTTGGCAATCAGAACGACATGACGGAAACAGCCGCAGTGCTTGCCAAGATAGATGCCCAGCTTGCCAGCCTGTATGCTGGGAAAACCGGCCAGACCGTGCCTGCCATTGCGGACATGATGAACGCAGAAATATGGTTCACGGCGCAGGAAGCCAAAGAGGCTGGCTTTATTGATGGTATTACAGATGCCAGCCAGAACGAGGCACAAATGCAGCTGAAAGCCGGGATGTTCACCAAGCAGCCCACGGCTCAGCAAAAGCCCAAGAATGCGCTGTCAGTGCCCGATATCGTGGCACGCCGCCGCATCGTTCAGCTGGCTGAAGCTGAAAACTGACACCGGCTGCTGAACAGCAGCCACCCCATTTTTCCGGAGACAAGAGAATATGAAATCCAAGGAACTGCGCGCCAAACGGGCGAAGCTGGTTGCAGACGCACGCGCTCTGACCAATGGCGACACCATGACGGACGAGCAAGCGGCTCAGTTTGATGCCATGATGGCTGAGGCTGACCAGATAAAGGCACAGATTGATCGCATTGAACGTGCCGAAGATGTTGAACGCACACTGGCGCAGGGAGTTGCCAACCGCGCAGATGAAAACGGCACCAGCCCGGATGAACAGGAAGATGAGGAACGCCGCCATAAGCGTGTGTTTGCTTCTTGGTTGCTGGGTGGCATCAACAGCCTGACAGGCGAAGACCGGGATTATGTTGTTAAGCGCATGTCGGCAGCTCAGTCCCAGTTCAAGAATGATGCCAATGGCACAGGCGCGGGGCCTGCCGGTGGTTATCTGGTACCGCCTGCCTTTTCCGATCAACTTCTGGTTGCCCTGAAGGATTATTTCTCGGCTCTGGATCTGTTTGATGAGGTTGCCACCGCAACAGGTGCAGATCTGCCGTGGCCTACCAATGATGACACCAGCCGCCGTGCCCGGATCATTGGGGAAAACAGTCAGATCGGGCAGTCCCCCATGACCTTTGGCCAGTCCGTCCTGAAGGCATTTCTGTATGCCACGGATGCCGTGCTTGTCCCGTGGACACTCATGGAAGACAGCTTCATTGATCTGGATGCCTTCATCACCACCGCGCTGGGCACAGCATTCGGGCGCACGTTGGCAGATGATCTGACCAATGGCACCGGCAACGGTATGCCCATGGGTGTGACAACAGCCGCAGCAGCAGGCCCAACCTCTGCGGGTGATGCCATCGCCTTTGAGGACATCATGGAGCTGAAGCACAGCGTAAACCGTGCGTATCGCACTGGTGCCGTGTTCATGATGAATGACAACACGGTCAAGTCTCTGGCGTTGCTGAAGGATAACGAAGGCCGCCCGCTCTGGATCCCGTCCTTGCAGGTGGATTGCCCGGATGTGCTGGCAGGCTTCCCGATTGCCGTGAATGAAAGCATGGCGGACGTGGCGGCAGGCAGTGCCCCGATCCTGTTTGGCAACATGAAGAACTACAAGTTCCGCGTGACCAAACAGGTGTCCATCGTGCGCCTGAACGAACGGTATGCTGATTTCCTTCAGACCGGCTTCTTCGGATATGCGCGGTTTGGTGGTGGTCTGCCGTCTGCGGCTCAGCCGATCAAGAAACTGGTCATGAAGGCCGCAGAAGCACCGGCGGGCTAATCATGCACACGCTTTCGCTGGAAGGCCCGTCAACAGTGCTTCCGCTGGCCCTGCTGGCGGATCTGAAGGCGGAGCTGGGCATCACTGATGGCACCACAGATACCATGCTGGCAGGCAAGCTGATGGATGTCTCCAGCATGGTGCTGGATTACATCGGCAGGCCCTTGCTTTCGGGAGAATGGACAGAGGAATTTGTCATTGAAGGTGGCGACCTGCTGAAAGAGATTGTTCTTTCAGTGCGGCCGCTGGTTTCCATTTCCTCCATTTCCCGAAACGGGCAGGAGTGGACGCCTGATCAGCTTTCAGACCTCGTTCTGGATAAGCGGGCAGGCATCCTCTCACATCCCACACCAACGCGGCGCAGGTGGCAGCATGGTGTGTATAATGCCGTTTATATGGCTGGATATGTACCACCGCAGGTTGCCCAGGATGGCACAGTGGACAAAGGCACACTGCCACAGACCATTTCACGCGCCACGGTGCTGGCAGCTGCGGCCATGGTGCAAGGGGCAGGGCGAGATCCCAACCTGAAATCAGAAAGCGTGCAAGGCGTGGGTTCCACCAGCTGGAACATCGCTTCAGGCACAGGCGGTTTGCCGCAACAGGTGGCCGATATGCTCGCAAGCTATCGCGGGGCGCATCTGTAATGGGCTGGATCACACAATCACGCCGCCGCCAGATCGCTACCAAAGGCCGCCAGATGGTGCTGTCCAGGGCAGGCGGCACGGCCAGCGTTACACTGATGGCCTACGCACCGCCGGCATCCCGCACGACCACATGCCTGTCTTCTGGCGGGTATGTGGATGTTGCCACCGGCACGAAATATCCGCCCATTCTGGCAAGCCTGCCTGATGTGGACAGGGAACTGGATATTTCAATTTCCGGTAGCAGCATGACGCAATCGTTCGGGCAGCTTACGGTCAATCTGTCCGATGGCGTGGCCGATAGCATGAACGTGCACAACCATACCGGAGATCTGTCTATCCTGACCGGCCTGCGCAGTTATGACATGGCACGCGGCTGGTGGTCAGATCCGGCACTCTCTGCGTGCCAGCCTCTGTTTACCGGATCCGCCACGGCATGGCGCACCGGAGCCACGCAAGGCACGCTGACACTTTCCGGGCCTGCCGTGCTCTCGCGCCAGTTGCCACTGGCAACCTATGCTGGCACCGGCGGCGTGGAAGGTGGATCAGACCTGACAGGCCGGGTAAAGCCGCGCCTGCGGGGTTATGCCTTCAATATCACGCCTGTTTGTGTGGATAGCGTCAATCAGATCTATCAGGTGTCTGATGGGCCGTTCTGGATGGGCACGCAGGGCACACAGCCGGATCTGACCGTGCTGGAGGGCGGCGTGCTGGGGGCTTGGTCTGTTCCGGCAACAGATGGCGGCTGGGCCTATGCGGGCATGGTGAGCGATATCACCACCGCAGATCCGGCCGCAGGCACCTATGTTGTGGAAAGTTCCAGCCGGGGCGCGTTTTTCCGGCTGGGTGGCACGCCGGTTTATACCATTACCTGCTGGGCAACCGGGGTGATGCCTGATGGCACGTATGTTTCCAGTCTGCCAGATATCGTGCGGCAGGTTCTGGTGCAGGATATTGGCATACCGGCGGCATCCATTTCCAGCACATGGGCAGATCCGTTCGGCAAGGTGGATAGTGCTGCCGGTGCGTTCTGGGATGGATCTGATAGCTATACCGGGCAGGACATGATCACCGCCCTGTTGCAAGGCACCATGCGCAAGCTGGCTGTTGCACGGGATGGCACGCTGAAGCTGATTGGCATTACAGACAGCTTTTTGCAGCTTGTGCCGCATCAGTGGGAAAAGCTGGCGGTGCTGCCGGATGAGGTGATTGACATCAAGGAAACAGATCTGCCGTCCGAACTGGCGCTGCCGCTCACCTGCGGGCGTTGCACCTATAGCCGCAATTATACCGTGATGAGCACCAGCACCCTCAGCCCAAAGGCGGATCTATCCACCCTGCGCACACAGCGCAGTGCGGTGACTGTGGGCACGGATAGCTCAACGGTGGAAGTGGTCAGCCCGCCCGAAGTGCTCACCAGTTTGCGCACGCAGGCCGGAGCGCAGGTGGTGGCGGATGTCATCAACAAACTGTGGACGGTGGCAGACCGGCGCGTGTTTTACGTCACGCTGCCGTTTGAACGCCTGTTTGATTTTGAAATGGGGGACGAGATTGTGCTGTTTGCCAATGTGGAAGGCGTGCGCGATGGCCTGGGCGGTCTGGTTGTGGGTGAAAGCTGGCGCGGCTCTAGCGCAGGCCAGTGCGTGCTCACGGTGCTGGTCTGATGCAGAACTGTGCGTTCGGCCTGAATAATCTGATCAAGACCGCCAACCTTAGCGGATCCGCTTCATTCTATGCAGGCGTTTCGGCCGCCAAGGATTTCTCACCGAATCAGTTGGCCACAGACCAGGGCAACACCACGGCGGCGTTCTGGTCTGTTGGGGATAGCAACAACACAGCATGGTTTCAGGCGCAATGGGGCAGTGCCCAGACCATGCGGGCCTTCTTTGTGGGGCGCACTAACCTTGGCCAAGCCGCAACATGGCAGCTTGTGGCCAGTTCTGGCGGCAACACGGTGTATTCTGCCTCTGGCAGCTTTGCCACGCTAGGCGGTGTTGGCCCGGTGCAGATGGTGCATGTGGCACCGCAGGACATTCAGGCCGATACGGTCAAGATCACCGTCACCAGCAATGGCAGCGTATCGGAAAGCTATATTTCCCTGTCTCTGGCCTATATCGGGCCGGTGTGGCAGCCGGTGCGCAACATGAGCACCAAGAGCACCACCGGGTTGGACAGTTCCGTGACGGTGAATACCGGCATGAGCGGGGCCGAGTTTGTCACGTCCGCATGGATGCGGCGCAAGGCTGTAGTGGATCATGAATCCTTGGATCTGGCGGACGTGCCGGTGCTGGAACAGATCCTGCTGCTGGGGGCATCTGGCGCCAATGTGCTGTTTGTACCTGATCCGGATGCCAATAGCCCCACGCTGAACCTGCGCAGCCTGTTTGGACGCATCCAGCGCGGTGATCTGAGCAACCCTTATGGCGCTGCCCTGCGGCAGCAAACCAGCTTCACCATTACCGAGCGGCTTTAAGCCGCTTTTTTTTATGCCTGAAAGGAAGAGTGTCATGCCTGATGATGTGGTGCGGCAGGATGAATTTGTTGCGTTTGAAACCAGCGTGAACGGCAAGTTTTCTACGCTGGAGACTGGCATTGCCAATATCTGGACGGAACTGAAGCGGATCAACAACCGCAAGACCTGGGTGAATGGCGGACTGGTTATTTTTGGCTCTGCCCTGGGCAGCGGGATTGTTCAGGCGTTGCAGCATATGCACCCGTGACAACCAAAAACCGGCTTTTGTAAACCTGACCACGAAAATCTGCCAACGTATAAGCCCACTGCAAAGGGCTGTTTTCTGCGGGTTTTGTGCTCCGGTGGACTAATCCGGGCAAGATCACCTGTAAACTCGTCCACTCCGGCCGCCATTGAGCGGCCTTTTTTGTATCCGGAAAATTGATGAATGATCCGATCCTACTGGCGGCAGATCTGTGCCGCCGGTCTGAAGGCTTGCGCCTGTGCCCGTATGTGTGCCCGGCCGGGTATTGGACAATCGGCTATGGCAGCCGGTTTCTGGCCAACGGGGCCACCGTAACAGCCAGCACCGCGCCCATTACGGCCGAATGCGCCAATGCCCTGCTGCAAGGCACGCTGGCCAAGCTGTTGCCGCAGATCCTGCGGCTGGTGCGTGTGCCGCTAACACCCGGCCAGCAGGCTGCACTGTTGGACTTTACCTACAACCTCGGATTGCCCGCGCTGGCGGGTTCCACACTGCTGAAACTGCTGAACGCAGGGCAGGGGAATGCCGCCCGCAATCAGCTGCTGCTGTGGAACCACATGCACCGCAACGGCCAGCTGATCACCGTGGCCGGCCTGACGCTGCGCAGGCGTGCCGAATGGCAGCTGTGGGCCAGCTGATCCGATTCCTGAAAAATTCCTACTGAAAGCGACATCATGTTCATGACTGAACGCGAACTGAACCGGCTGGCTGATCTGATTGCAGACCGGCTGGAAAAACGCGGCCTGTGCATTCCGGCACCCCGCAATGGCCAAGCCCTGCTGGTGGAAGACGTGAGCGTCAACACGCTGCCCGTGAGCCTGCGTGGCGCACAGGGCTGAACAGCCAGAAACCCCCGATATTTCACACATACAGGGCATGCACAGCGTGCCCGAAAGGTAGATCCATGAACTTGTCCCGTATCAGCGCATATCTGCGCCAGCCCACCACGCTGTTTGCCCTTTCCCTTATTCTGGGGGATCTGGTGGCCACATGGTTCCACGTGATTCCGGCTGGTGGCTCTGCTGCCATGCTGATTGCCGCTTTGCCTCTGCTGGGCAGTGATAACAGCGGCATTATTGCAGCACTTCTAGCCAACAAGGCGGATCTGGAAAAGGCGCTGAATGCTGTGGCGGCCCATAAGAACATTGGCCCCACGGCTGCAAAGGTGATTGCCGATGCCGTGCCTGCCAGCACCATTCTGGCAGCCGCAACATCTGCCATTGCTTCTTCCACTGCTGAAGCAGCACCCAAGAAAAGCAGCGCGGCTTCTGCTGTGGCCGGCGTTATGCTGCTTGGTCTGGTTGGCACCAGCCTGATGGCGTGCGGATCTGACCAGCTAGTGCAGCGCCAGCAGTCTGTTTACGGCCTGAGCCTGTCTTACGCCGCCGCAGCCCAGCTGGCGGCTGATTATGAAAAGAACCCGGCGGCAGATCCTGCTGTGGTGGCAAAGCTGAAGCCGGCTTTCCAGACCGCGCATGACCAGATCAAGCCGCTCGATGACGCCGCGGCCAAGGGCGATCCGCTACCTGAAGCCGCGGTTGAGGCCGCACAGGATGCCCTGGATGCAGCCCGCAATCTGCTGCCTGCCAGCAAGTAATCATTTTTCCGGCATCAGGAAAATGATCCCTACTGGTGTCGGTATTACCGACACCCTTTTTTATTGCCTGCCAGAAATGGCGGAAGACCAAGGAAAAACCATCATGAATTATGCAAGCATTGCCATTGCTGCGGTTGAAGCTCTTGTCGAAAACGGCCCGGTGATTGTGGAAGATATTTCCGCACTGCTGAAGCCGCTGAAGGAAGGCCGCGCACCGACAGCAGATGAATGGGATTTTGCTGAAAAGCAGCTCGATGCCGCTAATGCTGCTGTGCAGGCTGGGTAA